AGTTAGTATAACTAATTTAAACGCATCATCTGCATCTCAACAGGTATCAATCAATAACTTAAACACAACAACTGCGAGTTTATTAGTTGAAACACAAAATTTAGAATTGTTTAGTGCATCAGCATTAGTATCAATTTCTAATTTAAATGCAAGTTCAGCATCTCAACAAATTAGTATTAATTCTTTAAATGCAGCAACTTCATCTTATGTAACTGAAACGGAGAGTGGTTCGTTTTTAATCACTGCATCATTTGATAATGGTACTCGTAACTTAACTTTTACAAAAGGAAACAATACTACGTTTAATGTAAACATTCCTGATGTTAGTGGAAGTGCAGGTAATTTTGTAACTACATCTTCATTCAATTCATATACTGCATCTACGGATTCGTCTATATCTCAATTGAATGCAAGTTCAGCATCTCAACAAATTAGTATAGATGCTCTTAATACAAATAGTGCAAGTGTTAATACATCGATTACAAATGTAAACTCTGCAACTGCAAGTTTGTTCACATCTGTAAACAATATAAATACATTTACACAAAGTGCACAAACATCTATAAACGCTTTAAATGCAGCAACTTCATCTTATGTAACTTCAGCAATTACTGCAAGTTCTTTGATAACTGCATCATTTAGTGGAAACACTTTAACATTCACAAAAGGTGATTCATCTACATTTGGTGTAGTGATACCTGATGTTAGTGGAAGTGCAGGAACAACAATCTTTGAAGTAGTATATACAGGTGAGAATATAACAAAAGGTGACCCATTATATATTAGTGGTTCGCAAGGTGCAAACCCAGTAGTGTTCAAAGCAGATGCGGCAGACCCTAATAAGATGCCAGTAACATTTATATCAAACGAAACTATTGGTGCAGCAAATACTACAAACGCAATCGTATTAGGTTTAATAGAAGGAATAGATTTAACTGGCTATGTAGCAGGACAAACAATATATGTAGCAGAAGGTGGAGGATATTCACTTAACTTACCATCAGGAAGTAATTCAATTACTCAATTATTAGGAGTAATAACCAAAGGTGGTAGTGGTGGAAAAGGATTAGTATTAAATCCAGGTCCTGCTCAATTACCAGGTTTAGATACAGGATATATGTGGGTAGGTGGAGCAAACAATCAACCAACTGAAATAACTACTGCATCGTTTGTATCTACTGCATCATTCAATGCATATACTTCATCAACTAATCAAAGAGTAACTTCTTTGGAAGCAAATAGTGCTAGTGTAAACACATCTATCACTAATATAAACTCTGCTACATCATCCCTATTTACTTCTGCAAGTTTAGCATTAGTAACTGCAAGTGTAAGTGGACAAACAATGACATTTACTAAAGGTAATGGAACTACATTTAATGTAACATTACCAACTGGTAGTGGAGGAGGTACAATAGATACAGCTTCATTTGCAACTACAGGTAGTAACACATTTAGAGGAACACAAACTATTCAAACCGGAAACCTAGTAATGGGTAACGGATTTACTATTGCTGCACCATCAGGTGATATTACAAACTTATCAGCAGGAAATACTATACAATTCATTACAGAACCACCAGCAGGACCTGGTGGAACTAATGATATTAAGTTTATCAACAGAGTAACTGGTAGTTCAATCATATTTGAAAATACACAAGGTGGTTCAGGTAATAGAATAGATTTAACAGGTGGAGAAATAAGATTATTTGCAACTGCTGCATCTGGTTCTAATGGTGAAATAACCATTGGTTCAAATACTGTACGAATAAATGCATCTAGCACACCAATAGTTGCAGCTGCAGTTACATCATCTGCTTTATTAGTAAATGGTAATTTAACTGCATCTTTACAACAAGGGTATGTATGGGTAGGTAATGCAAGTGGTGTATCTACAACAGTAGCAACATCTTCTTTTGGAGGTTCAACATTCCCATTCACAGGAAATGCAGTAATCACAGGTTCTTTAACCGTATCAGGTTCTGCAGCAACAGATTTGACAGTTGTAGGACAAATATTCGTAACTGGCTCTGGAGTAGGAGTAAGAGCTGTAATTGAATCGGGTTCATTCCAAGCTAGAAGTGGTAGTAATGCAGTATCAGTTATGAATGCAGGAAATTTAATATGTAGTAATTTTAATGGAACACAATTCCAACAAATAGCATTGGAAAATAATGAAGGAACTCTTCGATTAACTATAGATGGTTCTGGTTCATACATAGGTGATTATGACCCTAATACTTCCGATTATTCCAATGCAATTAAGTTCCAACCATATAGTAATTATGGTGCAGGACAAGTACAAATATTGAGACCATTAGAAGTAACTGGCTCTTTATCGGTAAGTGGAAGTTCTACATTTAGAGGTAATCAAACTATAACAGGTAGTTTAATACTTTCATCTTCTGCTGATGTTGAATTAGAAGTAATAGGAAATGCAGTAATTACTGGTTCCCTAACCATATCAAGTTCAGCAGCAAATGATTTAACTATACAAGGAAGACAATTGATTACTGGTCCTAATTCAGGTCAAACACCACTACTTATCATTAGTAGTAGTGATGCTAGCAATACAATTGAAAGAGGCTCTATTTCAATAGTTGGCAGTGGCTCTTTTGTTCCAACTCTTACAATAAGTGGTAGTATACATCGTAATTTACAAGGACCTAGAGCAATTAGTATATCTAAACGTGGATTTGATTATAATGTATTTGAGTCAGTATATACAGCAAATAGTTCAAGTTTACTATACAACTGGACTGATAATTTAACACAAACTGCTTCATATACCGTAGGTGTATTTGATAATGGATTTACACAAGATGTAGAATTGGCATTAGAAACTACTACAACAAATGGTATTCTATTTAAGGATATACGTTCTGATACTGGAGCTTATGTAACATTCTTAAAGATTGCACCAAATGGTGGAAGTAATCCTCCTTTAGAGTTTAAAAGAAGTGCACAGGTGACTGGTTCAGTTAGTATTAGTGATGTATTACAATTAGCACAAAAAGACCCATTACCAACAGGTGCAGTAGGACAACTTGCAGTATCTGCTTCTAACCTATACTATAACAATGGTGCCAATTGGACACAAATAAACTAAAATAAAGATATGAGAAAATTTACAAATGGTGAAGAAATTATAGAAGTTGATTCAACCGAAACAAAAAGAATATATAAACTACTACATTTCGGTTGGGTAGAAATAATCTAATAAATAAAAAAACTTACAACTTTTTAAAACGGAGTTGTTATATATTATATAATTTAGAAAACTAATAAAATTATGAACGCTAAAAAAGTATTAAGTAAGATATTAACTCTTTTATCATCTGAAGAAGTATCATTAACTTACGCAAAGTTGAAAGATGGAACAATCGTAGAATCTGCTACATTCGATGTAGGTGAAACATTAGATATCGTTTCAGAAGATGGAACCAAAACTCCAGCACCAGATGGTGAGCATGAATTATCTTTAAAAGATTCTGAAGGAAACGAAGTTCTTATCAAAGTTATCACTAAAGATGGTAAGATTGAAGAAAGAGAAAATGTTGAATTGGAAGATGTAGAAGTAAAAGACATTCCTCAAGCTGGTGAAACTGATAAAGCTAACGAAGTTAAAGATGCTGCAGGTTCAGTTAAATCTGGTACTATGATGGCTGAAGAAACTGAAGAAGTAGAAACCATTCCAGAAGATGATGAAAAAGAAATGCCATCAATTGAAATCGAATTGAAAAAGATGATGGAGAAATTAGCTTATCGTATCGAAGAGATGGAGAAGCGAATGATGAAGATGGAAGAGGTTAAAGAAGAGGTAGTAGATAAAGAAGCTGATATCAAAGAAGAAGATGATATCGAAGAGATGGAACTTCCTAAATTAGATGGAGCACCTGTTGAAGAAGGTGTTAAGTTTTCAGCACAAAACAATAATAAAAATTATGGTAAGAAAGTAGAGAACTCTCAAAGTTCATTCTTATCAAAACTTTATAAATAAAATATTAAATCATTTAAAAAACAAAGTAAAATGAAAGCAAAACAAAATTTCGCACTACCAAGTGTAACCTCTACCTACGCAGGTGAGGCAGCTTCAGGATACATCGCAGCTGCGTTGTTAAGTGCAAGAACTTTGGATAACAAATTGGTGACTATCATGCCAAACGTGAAGTACAAATCTGTAATCCAAAAATTAGATGTAAGTGGTATCGTACAAGATGCTTCTTGTGATTTCGTAACTTCAGGTTCAGTAGCAATTTCAGAGCAAGTATTGACTCCAAAAGAATTGCAAGTTAACCTTGAATTGTGTAAGCAAGAGTTCGTAGATTCTTGGGAAGCTCTACAATTAGGATTTTCTGCATTCGATGAGATTCCAAAGAACTTCAACGATTTCTTAATCTCTTATGTAGGTGGTAAAGTTGCTGAAGCAACTGAAACTGCAATTTGGCAAGGTAACAACGCAACTAACGGACAGTTCGGTGGTTTCCAAAACGCATTATCTTCTTCTATCGCAGCGGGAACAACTGTAGTATCTGGAGCAATCACCGTATCAACTGGTGTTATCCCAGCATTCTCTGGCTCAACTCTAATCGGTGGACAACCAATCTCTGGTTCTATCACTTCAGCTAACGTATTAGCTAAAATGAATGATATCGTAAACTCTATCCCTGATACTGTTTATGGTAAAGAAGATTTGTTGTTGTACGTTGGAACAGGTGTTGCAAAAGCATACCAGCAGGCATTAGCAGGTGGAGCAGTAGGAGCAAACGGATGGAACAACCAATTGAACGTAGGTGAAAAACCTTTCAACTTCAATGGTATTGAAATCGTATTGTGTCCAGGTTTAGGTGCATCTAAAGTAGTTGCAGCACAGAAATCTAACTTATTCTTCGGAACAGGTTTACTTTCTGACTACAATGAAATTAGAGTGCTAGACATGGCTAACATCGATGGTTCTCAAAACTACAGAATCATTATGAGATATACTGCAGGTACTCAATTTGGTATCGCACAGGATATCGTTTACTATGGTGCATACTAATAGTAACTAACTAACAATAACGGGTGAGGATAATCCTCACCCATTTATTAACAAATTTAAAACATAAAGTATATGGCTTGTTTATTAACACAAGGAAGACAGGAAGTATGTAAAGAATCAGTAGGTGGACTTCAAGGAGTTTACTTCATCAACTATACAACTGGTTCCTTTACGAAAAACGGAGCGGGGCAAGTAACCGCATTACCATCTGGTTCAACAGTATATTACTACGAATTGAAAGGTAATTCTGCATATACTGAAACAGTAAATACATCTCGTGATAATGGTACAACTTTCTTCAATCAAGAATTAACTCTTAATTTGAAAAAGTTAACAAACGAAATGACTACCCAATTGAAGCTTATGGCTTATGGTAGAAGTCAAATCGTTGTTTGGACTATGAACGGAGATGCATTGTTAGTTGGTGAAAGAGAAGGTGCAGATGTAACTGGAGGTACAATTCAAACAGGTGGAGCATTGGGTGACCTATATGGTTATTCAGTAACTTTGACAGGTATGGAACAATTACCAGCAGCATTTTTGAGTGGTAGCACAACTACTTCTCCATTCGCAGGTTTATCAGCACAACCAACAATCGTATTTAACTAATTCAGTATAATCGAATAAATTATTAAAGGGTATTACTTCGGTAGTACCCTTTTTTTTATTTAACTATTTATAGATATGTGGTTGTTATTTATAGATAACGTCAAGATAAATACGAGATAATGCTAGCATATTTTATATCACAAAGCAACGAATATGTATTCAGAACACAACCTACGGCGAGTTCTCAATTCACTATGAGTTTGCAAGATATGACAACTTTAGAAAACTTCACTGCTTCTATTAGTGGGTTAACATACGAATCATACGAATCTTATGTATCATTCTCTTTGAACATATCAGGAGCTATTGTTGGTGAAGAATACAGAGCAACACTAATCAATAGTGGTTCACTTACACCGATTTGGAATGGTTCAATTCAAGTATTCGCATCTCAATCAACTGATAAAACCGTTTACGAAAATAAAAATACTCAATATATTTCTCATCAGTCAGAGAATAGATATGTAATACTCGATTAATATGAAACAAGGACAAAAATTTTCAGTAGTTAACGTAAATACAAACCAACTTCCTATAATTACGGAAGATACGAAGACCCGATATAGTTGGGTTCCATTTGGTGTTTATGGACACGATGATTTCTTTGATGCAGTAACAACTGCTTATAATACTTCTACAACCAATGCAGCATCTATTGAAGGTATTGCAGATTTAATCTTTGGTAAAGGTGTATACTCTAAAAGAGAAGAGTTAAACAATTTAATAACTAGGATTCTTCCACAAGAGGAATTAAAGAGAGTAACATTTGATTTTAAATTGTTTGGTAATGCTGCATTTCAAGTATATTGGAATGATGACCATACGAAGATAATTAAAATGTATCATGTGCCAGTACAAACTCTTCGTGCTGAAAAGTTATATGGTTCTCCTCGTATTGAGAACTATTATTATTGTACTGATTGGAATGACCAAAGAAAGATAAAAGATAAAAAGAAGATTCCTGCATTTGAAACATCGAATGAGAAGATGGAGATTCTGTATATTAAACACTATTGTCCAGGTCTATATTATTACGCATTACCTGATTATGTATCATCATTACAATTCTCATTATCAGAAGCTGAATTAAGTAACCTACATTTAAGTAATATTACCAATGGTTTCTTACCAATGGTTATGGTAAACTTTAATAATGGAGTTCCTGCACCTGAAGAAAGACAAACTATTGAGGATTTATTACAGGCTAAATTTACAGGTACAAATAATGCAGGTAGATTTATGTTATCGTTTAATGATGACCCATTAACAAAACCAACTGTTGATACAATTAGTATTGATAATCTGCATGAGAAGTTTGAATACGTTGCGGAATATGCACAAGATAGAATCCTTGTATCACATAGAGTAACATCACCTTTATTGTTTGGTATTAGAACTGCTAATAATGGTTTTAGTTCTCAATCAGAAGAAATGAAAACTGCATTCTCTATTATGCAAACTATGACTGTGATGCCATTTCAAAACATCATATTAAATGCAATTGATTACGCAATGACCGTTGGTGGATATCCTGATACTGAATTGTATTTTGAACAACTAACTCCATTAGTAATTCTTTCACAAACTGCTGAAGAAACTGACAAGACAGTAGAACAGGTAGAAGATGAAGTAAACGATTCAATGGAAAATCCGGCAACTGTTGAGGATGAGCCAGTAGATACAAATCAAGATGTTTCTCTTAATGATATTATTAATGAAATGAGTAGTGATAAGGATGAAATTGAATTTATCAGAAGAGTTGGAACTAATTCAGCATTTTTCGAAAAAGAATTTAAATAAAAATATATGTACGCATTATTCATAACACGAAACGATATTATAAAGAATACACCACTACAAGGTGCAATAGATGCAGATGCTCTATTACCATTTTGTAGAACTGCTCAAGATAAGTATTTAAAGAACTTATTGGGTACTGTTTTGTTTGATTTTTTACAAGCACGAATAGAAGCAGGAACATTCAATACGTTGGATGTTTACTATCAGGATTTAATGAATGACCATATCAAATATACACTATTGTGGTATGCGTGTGTTGAGTATATTCCATTTAGTTCAGTACAATTCAAATCTAATGGTGCAGTAAAACAACAGAGTGAGCAAGGTATCGCTCCATCTAAAGGTGAAATAGATTACCTATTACAAAAAGCACAAAACAATGCTGATTACTACGCACTTCGTTTACAAAACTATTTAATTGCTTATAGTAATAATATACCTCAATACTTACAAAGTGTTGGAAATCAAACACAAATATATCCTGACCAGAGTAATCAGTACTTTGGTGGAATACAACTATAATATATTATGGCTCAACAAATAGTACATAACACAGGTGTAAACTACTCACTTTATTATAATGTCTTAAATTACTTTAAGACTATAATGAAGAATCATCCATCAATACAATCTGTAACATACGGAGATATTGATTCGATAGATGATAAGCAGTATCCTGAATATCCATTGGGTAATGTGTTAATTACTGATAGTAGATTTGAAACATCAACAACTACTTTTACAGTACAATTAACTATTGCTGATAAACAAAAAAATCTAAACAATGAATCTTCAGGTAGCACAAATGCTCAAACGATTCCGTTCTACGGAGTGGATGACATGGTTGATATTCATGCTAATACACTCGCAGTATTAAACGATTTAACTTCATATACACAAAGGGGGGTGCAAGGGTTTGAGGTAAACGGAGATATTGTTTGTCAACCCTTCTCCGATAGGTTTAATAACGGATTAGCAGGGTGGGTATCAACATTTGAACTAACTACTCACAACGATAAAAATCGTTGCCTTTTTTTTTTAATTAACCCTTCTGGTAGTGGTTATATAATTGAAGAGTGTGATACTGGTGAAAGATACAAAGCAGTATTAGCAGAATCAGGTAGTATAGGACAGGTATTTATGAGTAAGTATATATTGGATGCTAGAAGAGACATCACTACCTATTATGATTATAATTGTTATACTATTGTAGATACATTTAGTGGAGAGAATGATTTTGATTTTGTTAATTTACCAATACTTGCTTTACCTTATGTTGATTTTGGTAATTGTGCATATTGTGAATTATGGGCTAATCCACAGATATGGAGTACAACCCCACAAAAATGGGGACAAGGTTCTGATGTAGCATATAGAAAGTGGCAATACGATTAAAATATAAAATAAAATAAAATGGGAAGTTTAAGTAACTTATATATTTCACAAAGCTATCAATCACTAATTCATTTTGGTAATGATACATCTGCTTCTGCTACATTAGTTGAAATACAAGATGGAGTTGGTACTGGGTTAGGTATATATCTAAATACAACTGGCAGTATATCAGCATCAAATACAATTACTACTAATAATTTAGTTGTAAATAATAGTACTGAATTAACAGGAGTATTTGATTTAGATACATACTTTACTGCATCTACTCCCGCATATATAAATTCAACACAACCATTCTTTACGGATACCGTATTTGTGACTGGTAGTTATCCATTAGGTGGTTATCCACCATCAATTGCGGATGTAGAAGTTGGTTGGATAGGTAATGGTATCAATGTTACAAATGGTATAGTAACTGCCGTATCTCAATCTGTAGGTGGATATTATATTACAATGGCAGGTCAATTCCCACAAATATCACAATCTTATAGATTTACAGGTAGAATATCACCAACTGCTAAAATAACAGGCTCTTTGGAAATATCTGAAAACTTAATTGTTTCAGGTACATTTGATATTGAAGGTAAGGTAGTTGTAAATGATAATGTAAGAGTTAATGGTGATTTAGAAGTAAGTGGAAGTCAAAGAAATACAGGTTCACTATTTGTTTCTAATGAAATTAGTTCTTCTACTATAAATGGAATTGGTAACGTAACCGCATTCTCACAATCCCTATACGCAGAGTTTACTAATCTTGAAATCTATACATCTTCATTAAGAGCAGCATTTACTGCAAGTGGAGTTAATACTATATTCACAAATGATATTACTGCTTCTAATATTGAAGTAAGAAATAACTTAAATGTGGTTGGTACTTTAACCGCAAGTAAGATTGTAACACTAATAGAATCAGCATCCGTTATTTACTCATCAGGAAGCAATATATTAGGAGATGAGATTACGGATACACAAACCCTCATCGGTTCTATTATCGTTTCAGGTAGTGGAGCTTTGACGGGTTCTATGGGTATCACAGGTAACTTATCTGTTGGTGGTAATATATCTTCTTCTACAATTAGTGGAATTGGTAATGTAACAACTTATTCTCA